GTACAAGCCACGTAAGCGAGGTAGCTGCGTTATGTCGGATACATCTGGTTATGACCAGAACATGCAGCAAGAGCTTGAAAAGATCCAAGCCTACCGTAAAGCACTAGAACAGGAATTCGGTGGCGATCTAGACCCGAACGATCCCGCGAATATCGCTAATGCTCGTAGACAGCTTCTTGTTCTTATTCCCGAGGCTGGCGAGACTATTCGTAGGTTGATGGTTCATGCTCAGAGTGAGAGTGTTAGAGCAAATCTTGCTAAGTACGTGTTCGATCAGGCTATGAAGGATGCTGCCGCTGGTAAGGCTGATGACGAGACTCAGAAGTTGTTGAAAGAACTTGGACTCGTCGACGCCTAGTAAGAAGATTTACATGACAGGTGCTCCAACGGGGCTTACTGTCGATGAAATAACTATTGACCTAAATAAGCCTTATACTGGCTGCCGTGTTTGCGGTGCTTTGTTCCAGTCGGCCGTCGATAGGTACGAAGGACCATACCCCGTTAACTTGCTCTGTCAAAGACTGACAACTGAGCTAGAACGGGTTTTCTTTGCTATGACGATGCGTAAAACGTGGTCTAAAGCACACGCAAAGAGGCATACAGATAGAGAGCATTTGGAGTTGGCCCATAGTGGTATGTGGGCTACTCCGCAAGCTGCAATTGCGTTGGCTAGCTACGGAATTATCGCCTTGAGCGATATGGTGCTTAGTGATGAGTCCGAGGATGCTTTGCGTAAAGCTAGCCCTATACCTGTAAAGGAGGTGGAGGGTGTTCTACGAAACAATTTTTGAGAATGGCTTGCATACTGTCGCTAGCTACGATAACGACGAAGAAGCATTGCGAGCTATCAAAGAGCATCATAGAAGGGCCGTAAGTGGAGAAACTGGTGGCCCTGCTGGTCATCCCGCAGAACGCATTAAACGTGTATTGGTGTACGAGAGGCACCCTGACGATTACGGACAAACCGGCACGGTTAACGTGAACCATCTCAACGAAGCTGTGGCGGTTTTTATGGAGGAAAAGGCGCTCGGCGGCCTAGTTAGTGTAAATGAGGCCGCCGCGATGATTAGGGATCTAAGTGATCCTGTTGTCGATAGCTCACCGCATGAGAGTAACTATCTAATGACTGAAAGTCGTGAATTGTCACCTGACGGTTGGTCATGGGGCGGTGAATAACGTGTTCATGCACGAACACCATAAGTACGAGCCTGATACACCGGCCCATGCAGAGTTTAACGCTGTTATTACGTTCCAGCGAATGTCACAGTTGGTCAGTGATTACGTACTAGGTAACAGTGGTTCGATTACGCCGCCCGCATCGTGGACTCTCGGTTTGAGTTCTACAGCAGTTGCAACAATGGCCCGGAATAGTGCTTGGAGTGCGTCTGTCTCAGGAACTAACGTTAACGAGATTGGCGCAACTACGGCAAGTGGCTATGCTAGGCAGACTATCGCTAAAAGCATTGCCCAGGCTGGAATTGACTGGGGTACGTCTACTTTCGATAACACCCTGTCAACAGGTGGTCAGTCAACAACGGCCGATCAGGTCACGTTTGGAGCGTTTAGCGGTGCTCCGTCTCCTAACGGTGCTAACTCGTGGGAGTTGACTGATGGATCTACGCTAAATGCTGGTCAGTTGTACGTAGCAGGAGATACTGCTGCTCAGCGGAACTTTGCTAACGGAGATACTGAAAAGGTGACGCCGACAGTTAAGGCAGGTTAAAGCTTATCCCACAAACCCCGGCTCTGTCCCAAGGTTAGTGCAGCCCTCGCTTGCCGCGCATGAGACACTAATACAGGATTATCCGGGGTTTTACTTTAGGAGTTAAATGGCTACTGAACAGGTATTGTTTACGGGTCAGACAATTAACGCTGTTACTCGAACTTTCACAGGGGACTTCCCTGCTGGTACAGACGCGGTAAAACTAGAGATTGATGCTACTTTTGTTAGTGGTGGCGCAGGAGAACTTGATCTAACAGTTACTCTGTATGACAGCGACGACGGTGTTAGCTACCGTTGGATGGGCGAACTAGAATGCCACAGTGGTAGAAGTGGTTCGGCATTTGTCGCTAGAAAGCTTAAGCCCCATTACAAGGTAGATTGTCGAGTAGGTACTAGAACGACGGTTAATATGCTCAAAGTGACATACTACCAGCCTGGAGAGATTATCCAGTAATGGCTATAACGCTGGTTGACAGTAAAACTGCGTTTGTCAACACCAGCGGTGGTAGCTTGGTATTTAACTTTAGCGGGTCTGGACTGGCAGATGGGGATGAAATTCTGTTCTTTGCCGGTAATGACGCAGGTACAGCAGGCACACTAACTCCGCCGGCGCCTGTCTCGTTGGTAAGAGACGATAACGACGGGGGAGGCGTTACACAGAGGGTTAGATGCTACAGTGATGCTTGGAATACAGGCGATGGTACTAGTTACAGCTTTACAGTCGGTGGTGGGGTAGCAGCAGTAGGTATAGCAGCCGCTTTTAGGGGTATAGACACAAGTAACCCTGTTGATACAGCCGGATCAGGAAACCAGGATAACAGCGGTGACTTGGTGATTGAGACTAACTCTGCTACTCCTACCGCATCAGGCGATGTAGCTGTAATGATGGCTTTTGGAGATAACTTCTCACTTAATACCGCTGTCACTATTTCTTTGGAAGGGTCTTTAACGCCTATCCAGCAGAACATTCGACCTTCTACGGATACTCAAGTTGTAATGTCACTAGGGTATAAACAGCTTGTAGGATCTGGTGCAACAGGAACGCTTAATGGCAGCTTCTCAGGAGGCTCGCTCGCTTCTATTGGGCAGATCATCTTGCTCGGAGCAATACCAGATCCAGATGTACCGCTTATCTATACATCAAAGCGTATGCGGAAGAGGTCATAATGCCAACTAGGGGAGTCGGTGTAACCGATAACGCTAATGCGTCCGGCGTTGTTGAAATTGACGTTGTAGAACGAGCGTCTGTTGATATCTTCACTACTACAACTGCCGATCCTGGGTCTGGTGGAACCTCTCTTGCTGTAACACTAAGGGATAGGTTCCCTCAGAGCGGTAACTTCAAGATCCGTGTTGAAGCTGAGGTTATGCTCGTTACTGCTGGTCACGGAACGGGCGCAGGATCTTTTACAGTTACACGCGGGCAGGATGGAACCACAGCAGTTGCTCATACAACTGGTGTAAGAGTTGCTCAGGTAGTAGGAGTGCAGCGGGTAGAGCCTGTTGGCGCAAGTAAACAGGTTAGTTACATGGGACGTGCGGCTGCATTCGTTACGCCCGGTAGAGCAGGAACAACGGGTCAGAAGGTTTTTGCTATTCACAACGCTACGGGCAGTAAGGTGATTGTCGATGTAGACAAGATAACTACCGACGTGATGCAGACTGCGGCTAAACTGATTCAGCCTGCTAAGGTGAGAGCGCAGAGGTTTACCGCTGTACCAACTAACGGCAACTCTATAGGAAAAGTGCCAGAAGATACAAGTCTATCAAGTGATGGTTCTGTCACTGTTTGGGGTGATGCCTCAGCAGACGGTACAAGTTCAACTACTGCTCTTACAGTTACCTTGCCGGCTAACCAGGTAGTAACACAGGAATGGGCCGCTAGAGCACTTACGCTGGTCGGATATGAGCAGTTCGATAAGACGTACTTCTTCGATAACGAGAACGAAGTGATTACTCTACGTGCTTTGGAGGGAATCGCTGTTTTCCTAGACTACACAGTTGCCGGAGCTAACCCCATTACTGATATGTGGCTCGTTTCAGCACGCTGGACAGAGTATACAGTTGCTTAAGGAGAGAAATGACTGAACAAGAGAAAATCCAGGAAGTCAACAATGAGATGTTGGAGTTGGGTTACGATTGTGATGAGAGTTTGGTTCTAGAGGTTCTCAATTACCATAGACGCAATCCTTTGAAGAACAATGCGGCTTTGGCAGCTAATATCCTAGCTCACCTTAGTGAGAAAGGCGTTGATATCGTCGGATGACGCTCGTTCTTCTGTTTAACCAAGATACTGCCGCAGCGTTTACTGATGCTGATACTGCTATCGTCAGTATCTTTCCGAGCGGCTCTGATGTTGAAGCTGCTGTAGATGCTAATACAGCTAGCGTCAAGCTGACCCCATCTAGTGCTGACGTCGAAGCAAGTGTAGATAGCGGCACTGTGGGGGTTTTGATTAGTCCGTCGAGCGCCGATATAGAAGGGGCTGTAGATGCCGCGACAAGTCGTGTCAGTATTAGTTCTAGTTCTACTGATGTTGCTGGTTTGGTTGATTCTGCCAGCACTACCGTTAGTATTGTGGGTAGTTCTAGCGATATTGCTAGTTTTGTTGATTCTGCGACTGCTCAGGTTACTGTAACTCCATCAGGTACAGACTCCCAACAGAAAGCACCTACTGTAGATGCCGACACGGCGCAAGTCACAATTACCGGATCGGGAGTTGACCAAGCAGCTTACGTTGAAAGCGCAACTGCTCAAGTGGTCGTTACCTCGTCATCTCAAGATACCGCGCAGACGGTCGAACAGGCGACCGCCAACGTAGTTATAGTAGCATCGGGGGTAGATGTTGCACAATTCGTGGACAGTGCCTCAACGAGTGTCAGTATCACAAGCTCTGCCAGCGATATCAGTGTTTACACCGAATCCGCAACTACAAGGGTTGTCCTTACAGCATCAGCGGTCGATGTTAGCGACTACTCAGACAGCAACACTGTTAGGGTCGGATTACTACCTAGTGGTGTGGACACAACTCAATTTGCCGAGACGCTTATTGGTCAAGTTAGTATTGTCGCATCCTCTACGGACGTGGCAGCGTTCGTTGATGCGAATACTGCGATTGTTACTTTAACGCCTTCCGGTACAGATACCTATTCCGGTACAGGCGTTTACACGGATGCCGGATCGGCATTAGTTGCGATTTCGTCGGCCGCAACGGAGTCGTATGCTGGTGTCGATTCCGGCATTACTACTGTTAAGTTCACTCCTTCGTATGCAGAGGTAGCACAGTATGTCGATTCCAGTACAACAGTTGTTGCCATTAGCTCACTTTCGACCGACACCCAGGCAGGAATTGATGTTGGAACGGCCAGGATTGTTTTCTCTCCTAGCGGCACAGATGTATATGCGGGGGCGGATTCTTCCACCACTAGGGTTGTTTTCAGTCCCTCCGGGCTTGAAACACGCGAAATCACAGATGCCGGGACAACTAACGTTGTTCTGACTCCTACTAGTACAGACGTTGCGGTATACGTCGATAGTGCAGTAGCAGCAGTTGTTGTTGTTAGTGCTGTCGAGGAACAGCATATTGGTCAGAATCTAGTTTACATTCATATCACTCCGCAATTGCTTTATAGCACCGTTGGTGTGCTCTACGTGCGATGGATCGTAAGACTCCGTTCGGCGCGGGAGCAGGCCAAGGAGGCTAGAAGGTTTATTGCTAAAGCCGCAAGACCTAGGTTCTCAACAGGTATCCCATACAAGGGGTAAACATGGAGAGCATTACTGTAGGCACAAAAGAGACTCTGATCGTTGATGTTACCGATCGTCTTGGTAACCTCACAGACCTTAGTGCTGCTACTCCTCGTTTTGACGTTAAAGACAAAAACGGGGTTTTTAAGCAGCAAGATCAAGTGCCTGTTGTAGTAGGAATGCAGGCACGTTGCCTCATTGATACTACTGCTGGTGGTAGTTGGACTCCGGGACACTACTTCCTTTACGTAAGGTTCACGGCTGCACCTGATAGCCCTGTTCTTGGGCCGTTGGAGTTTAAGGTGAACCCATGATGATTACACAGCTAGAAACCCGTGTAGTGATTAGGGACAACGAACCTACTCATCAAGCTGAATGCCCTGGTTGTGGTAATTGGGCAGATATCGACGAAGAACAACTTAACAACAGAGTAAGTCTTGTTTGCGAAGAATGTCAATGGCACGGTTACATAGACGGTAGATTAGCGTGACGTCAATCGGTCATTTTTCGCAAGAAGAGTATGAGGCTAGTTTCCCTATTGATCTAGGTGAAGGTGTAAGAGCGTGTTACATAGGAAACGTCGATGATCCGCCTGGATTGATAGTAGCTCATATGGAAGGAGATCAAGTTTGTGCCGCTAGCATGTTTTGGCGCAAAGCCCCTCCTATCGCTATGTGGACTGTTCACTCTCTAGACCCTCTACATCTAGAACCTTCGCTTAAATGTAGTTGTGGTCATCACGGATTCATTAGAGAGGGTAAATGGCAGCCCGCCAATTTCTAGACAATCTCGAAAATCATCTATTTTCCAGGAACGTGGCGGTCTTTACTGGTTGGACCGCTTTTCTTGCTCCTATCCCTACATGGCCTATTACTTCCATTACCGTCTTTAAGGATGAACCACAGGGAGTGCTAGGACTCAGTTGGGCTGCAATTATGTATGGTGGTTATCAGATTCTACAGAACCTCCATACGCATAAGGAGATTAAAGATGGAGGAAGCTAGGATTAGTAAGGAAAAGCTCTTTGAGAAGTGTGGCTATACACCGCACGCTTATCAGGAGCCTTTTCACAATAGTACGGCTAGATTTCGTATCCCATGTTGCGGTCGTAGATTCGGTAAGTCTCAGATGGTCGGACACGACACAACACACAAAATGTTTGTGCCCGACAGTTACATCTGGATCGTCGGTCCGACGTATAAGACTGGTGAGAAAGAGTTTCGCGTTATCTACAACGATATCATCCGTAAGCTTAGGTGGCCGAAGGTAAAGAAGTCTTACAACGTCAAACAGGGTGATATGAGGATCGAAATGCCCTGGAACACGATCCTAGAAGTAGTATCAGCAGAAAGACCTGACTCGCTGGTAGGTGAAGGTCTTGTCCATGCTGTCATGGCTGAGTCGGCTTTGCATCCTAGACACATTTGGGATCAGTATATCGAACCTGCCCTTTCGGACAATCTAGGTAGTGCTGACTTCCCTTCCACGCCTAGAGGTAATAACTGGTACAAGGGTCTTTGGATGATTGGTCAGATGGAGCAAGAGACTGAGTATCAGTCTTGGCGCTTCCCCACTTGGTATAACGGAGTCAAGTACCCAGGTGGGTTTGACATGAAGTGCAAGAATATTATCAATGGCCGGCACGAACCTATCTTCGAGTGTAAGTGCAATAGAGAGCTAGCTCGCATTTTCAACAAAGTAAGTGAGATGTATTGGTTGCAGGAGTATGGTGCTGAGTTTACTGCTGTTGAAGGTAAGATTTACAAGGATTGGGATGAAACAATCCATGTTAAGAAAATTCGGTACAACCCCGCATGGGAAAACTGGCAGGTTTATGACTTTGGGTTTGCTGATCCCTTCGTCTGTCTAGATGTTATGGTTGATCCTATGGATAACGTTTATGTATGGAGAGAGTACCAGAAGAGGTACCTAACTACATACGAACATATTCATATTCTTGCTGGTAGAGATCAACCAGATGGATACCATGTAGATCGTGTAGCAGCAGACCCTCGTGGCGCTGATGAGATCTCAACTATTGAACTTCTCACTGGAATGTACGTAGAAGCTGATGAAGTTGGTTGGAGTCACGGTGTTGAAGCTGTTACTAGGTGGATGAAGGTTCAGCAGGATGGTAAGCCTAAACTATTCATTGATCCTAGTTGTACTGACCTTATCAGGCAGATCGGTGAATTGCATACTCCCAAGGCTAAGCGAGAAGTCGAGAAAAATATCCAGTTTAACCCCAATAAAAGGGCACAGCACGATTATGACGATCATGGACCTGATGCACTTAGGTACTTTTTCGCGCAATGGGAGGTTTTGCGAGGGGGTAGCCTAGCTGACGTTCAGAATGGCGACACGTATAAGGGTAGTGAGGCAGAAAGCTTCGTTAGCCTACATACTCACGCAACGCTAGATGACGTCATTGGGTACGGAAGTAGGTAATGGCACCTAAGCTCCCTGTACTTAGGAAAAAGGATACAACACCTGCTAGGCAGGTAACGGGTACTAGCTACCGCGCTACCGGCGCTCCTGCTGTTCAACCGCCGGATTTCAGTGAGATTGGTAGTTCTAAAAGTACCCCTATACGCGATCCTGTTCCAGAACTTACCAATAGGCGTCAAGCCTCCCTAGTCTACAAACGTATGGTTAGGACGGACGCCAGTGTCCGTGTCAGTCTTAGGGCTGGTAAGACTCCTGTTCTCGCGGGCGACTTTTACATAGATGCTTTCGACGAGCAGGATCAAAACCAGGCTATCGCGGAATTTGTAGATTTCAACCTCTACCACGCGATGACGACTCCGTGGCTACACGTACTAGAAAACATCTGCCACTTCTTTGAAGATGGGTTTGCTATGTTTGAGCCTGTTTACGAGCTAAGGGAGTGGGCACCGAAAAAGACTTCTGCTGGCGCTAATAGACGTCAGTACACTATGCTACGTAAGCTGGCTGTCAGGCCGGCTTCTCAGTTGGCAGAATTCCTGTATGATGATAATGGTGGTCCAACTGGTATTAAGTACAATGCGATCGACAGCAACAATAACTCGAAAGAAGTCGAAATCCCGATTGAGAAGTTGATGATCTTTACGTTCGATCGGGACGGTGGGAACCTTGAAGGTAACAGCATTCTTAGAAGTGCTTACTCTCATTGGTTCTATAAAGACCTGTTCTACAGGATTGACGGTATCCAGAAAGAACGTCATAGTCTTGGTATTCCCAAGATTAGGCTTATGGCTGGTTACAAGAAGAAGGACGTAGATGCTGCCTGGGAGCTAGTAACTAATCTCCGCACTAACGAGAAGGCTGGTATGGTCTATCCTCCAAATATGGAGGTAGACTTTGCGGAGATTCATGGTAACGTTACTGATCCGCTAGAAAGCGCGAATCACCATGACAACATGATTATGAAGAATGTCATGGTTCAGTTCCTTAACATGGGAATTGAGGGTTCTGGTGGTGGACGCGCTACTGGTGCAACAGCAGCGGATATGTTCTTGAAGTCGATGCGCTACATTGCGAATCTAATTTGCGAGTGCTTCAATCTCTACCTGATTCCCAATCTAGTAGCATACAACTTCCCAACCGATCAGTTCCCCAAGATGCGTGTTAGGAACATTGGTGAGGTCAAGGACTTGCAGATGTGGGCAACGGCAATGGCGAACCTAATCACTTCTGGTGCCATTACTGTTGACTTGGAGACTGAGCAATTTATCCGTAACATCGTTGACTTTCCGAGTAAGATCGGTGACCGTCCTGAGTTTACGCCTCAGCAGGTTAAAGAGAATATCTTGCTACAGGGCATTGCTCCCGGTCAGACACAGAAAGCACTTCCGCCAGGACAGACTAGTCCTGGTGGTGTTGTTCTTCCTCCTGGGGCTGGAACGAAGCCTAAGGGTACTACGGATAACAAGACCAAGAGTGGAAATATTGGTAAGTCCCCGACAAGTGGGGTGTAGAGTATGCCTACTACTAAGTACAAGATCGTGAAGAAGGGAAACCAGTTTTGTGTTGCTGATGACTCCGGTGACCCTATTCACGGTGGTAAGGGCTCTTGCCACACTAACCGTGATGATGCTGTGAAACAGCTTCGTGCGGTTTATGCAAATAAGGGTAAGAGTTTCAGTGAGAAGTGTATTCACTCGCAGGTCACGTCTTTCTCGTCTCTTCTTGAAGAGGCAAAGGATGACAAGATTTGGATTCACGCAATTCCGTTCGGTTTCTGGCCTCATCCCGTTTACGGTGATACTCATGTAAATAGGGAGCGCGCAGCTAATTACGTCAAGAACTTCAAGGAGAATGTTCGTAGACAGGATTTGCCTATTGGATACGAGCATGGACTTGATAAGGCTAAGGGCGATAAGGCTGCTGGTTGGATTCGTGATATGGAAATGCGTGAAGATGGTACGTGGGTGCAGGTTGAATTTACACCTACAGCTACGAAGGAACTTAGTGAGAAAGAGTGGAAATACTTTAGTCTAGAGTTTAACGATCTATGGCTTGATCCCGAACTCGATGTTACATACGAAGATGTAGTCGAAGGTGGGACTCTCACTAATAAGCCATACGCAAAAGATATGGTGCCTATCAACTTCTCGGAGGCGGTGCTACAGGAAGAGACTATCAAGTTCAAGTGGAAGGAAGGTAAGTGGATTGTTAGTGAGAACGGCGGAGAAAGCTGGCGTAACGCTACTGTGGACGAAGTTGCAGACTTGGAACACAGTGAGCCTGGAACTGGTAATCCGCCTGAGCCTCGCACCGATGAAGAAGATAAGTCTGGTGATAAAGACGGGCAGGGTATACGGAGAGATACTCCTCCCCCACAAGATACAAAGGAGGGTAGTAAATTGAAGCCTGAAACTCTTAAGTTGCTAGGACTCCCTGAGGATGCAGATGAAGCCGCAGTTGAGGAAGCAATTAGTACTGCGTTCACTGATCTTCCTGAGCTTAAGGAGTTTGCAGAGAAGAACCGCAAGAAGAAGCAGTTTGCGGAAGAGTATCCAGAAGAGTATGCCCGAATGCAGAATCACGAAGCAATCATTCTGGATGGTGAAGCAAAGCGCTTCTCTGAGAAGTACAGTCGTATTACTAAGACGACTGGTGAAGGTGATGAGCGTAAGACTGAAACTACTAAGCGTGGTTTCAGTGGTCTTGCTATTCAGCGCGTTGCAGATATGCACAAGGCGTTTGCTGAGGGTAAGGCAGATCAGAAGATGTTCTCTGAGTTGATGGATACTCTCAGCGATCAGAATGCGATTGTTGATTACGGTGAGGAAGGTTCTTCACGTACTTCTGAGGGTGAGGAAGTTCCTACGGACGTTACTTCAATTCGCAGGAAGTTCGCAGAGAAGGTTATCGAAGTTCAGACAGAAGAGGGTGGCGTCGAGAAGTGCAGTTGGGGCGACGCAATCGCCAAGGCTTCGCATAAGTACCCTGATCTTGCTAGGGCTTATAACGAAGCTGACCTTCCGAGCGCATAGAAAGGGGGTTATAGTTAATGCCTGCCATTCGTAACTTTATTCTCGATAAGGGTTTTGACGCAGACGCAGCGATTACTATTTATCGCGCTGTAAAGGCTGGTGCTAGTCCTGAGTCTGTAACCCCTTGTACTGTTGCAGGTGAGGACGGCGTTGGAATCTCGCAGTTTGGAGTTTCTGCTGCTGAACTTGCTAAGGGTAAGGGCGCTTCCGTTGCGGTACATGGCTCGTCCGAATGGGAAGCTGGCGGTGTTATCGCTAGAGAAGCAGATGTAACTGTTGATGCTTCCGGCCGTTGTGTTGCTGCTGCCGCAACTAACCGTGTTTGGGGTAAGGCACGACAGGCCGCTTCTGGTGCTGGTGTTCGTATTACTGTTGATCTTGCCGTCGTCAAGTACATCAAGGCATAGAGGGAGGTGAACTAGTCTAATGTACGATCCCGGTACACTTTATTCAGATCCGATTCTTACTGGATTCAGTACAGGATATCAGGAGCAGACTTTGTATGCCCCTCGATTGTTTCCAATTACTCCAGTAGCAACTAAATCGGGTCGATTCCGTGTGTACGATCGTTCTAACTGGATCATCTTCCCTTCGAGGCGTGAACCAGGAACGGTTGCTAACGAGGTTCGTGGAGGTAAGTGGAGCGAGGACGTGTTCTTCGTTAAGGAACACTCGCTACAGTCTGCTATCCACGATGAAGAGAGGCAGGAGCTTACTTCTCAGGGTGGTCTTGCAAACGCTGTGTTTGGTGGCGATTTGCAGATTGATCCTGAAAGGGATGCTACAGAACTCGTTACCCGTAGTATCATGTTGGAGTGGGAGCAGAAGGTTGCTAACGCAATGCGTAATGCTGCTAACTACCCCGGCAACCATACTGTAACTCTGGCCGGTGCTCAGCAATGGTCAGACTACACTGGTGGTACTGCATCAACTAGCGATCCTGTTGCTGCACTCCGTACCGCTTGTTTGAGGATCTATCTTGATACGGGTCGTTGGCCGAATACGGCTATCTTCCCGACGGATTCTCTCGGTGTTATCGAGGGTCATCCTCGTGTCGTTGATCGTTTCAAGAACTTCTCACTTCTACAGCCTGATGCTTGGAAGGCGCTTCTCAATGTTCCTGCGCCTGAGAACGTTTTCCTTGTTGATTCCAAGTACAATGCTGCTGACAATATTGAGGCAGCAGAAGTCATTACCTCGTTTTGGGGACAGGACGTATGGGTTGGACTTGTTGATCCTACTCCTGGTCAGAAAACTAAGACGTTTGGTAAGACGTTTGCTTGGACATACCCTGATGGTACTGTTCGGCCTACCGATAAGTGGCGTGAGGAACCCCGCAAGAGTGATATCGTGAGGGTTAGCCAGAATTACGATCTTAAGATCGTAAGCAACGTTGCTGGCTATCTCATCAAGAACGCTGTTGTGGCTGTCCCGTAGGAAGGGAGGTTAAACTAGAATGGCGAATGATACTTACTACGCTTGGGGGCCGATTCTTCTTGGTGAAAAGGCTTCTAAGGATGAACCGGGACAGACTCAGACAATTAAGCCCGGTGAAACTGTAGATCCTGCTGCTCTCGATCTTGATAAGGCTGCATGGGATCAGCTTAGGGAGAGTGGTGCTGTAAGGCAGATGCCTTATCCTAACGTTCCTGATACTTGGCAGGGTAGTCCCGTTGATTACCTCCGAAAGCAAGCTAATATGGCTGCTGAGGGTGCTCTTACTGGTGCAGAACAGTCAGAAGAGAATATGCAGCTTATTCAGCTTGCTAATGCTGCATCAACTGGTACTGCAATGCTGCCTGGTGTTGAAAAGTCAACTGGACCTAGTGAAGAGGCGACTCCCCCCGCCGAAACGCAGAAGCAGGGAGGTAACGGGTCGTAATGGCATCAGAACTGCTAGCATCGCTT